AGTTTAAATGGGTATTATTAAAGTACAGGCTCCTGATGGCAGCATACAAGAGGCGCAGATAGCTGGTGATGAGCCAACGCAAGAAGAGATTGATGCTATAACTGCGTATTTCTCCGAGGATCAAAAACCTGATTTTTCTAATTTGGGTCAAGTCAAAACATTAGAAGAAGTATCTGGTGATTTTGGTGGCGTTGAGCGAAAGTCTGTCTTTAAAGGCTTTTCTTCTGAAGATATTGATACAAAATCAGGCATTCAAAATGCTGGGCTTCGTGCAGAACTTTCTCTTGCCGACACTGATGATGATCAAGTCGCTGTTCTTAAAAAATATGGTCTTGGCGAGACTGACTTTGCTCGTGACAATCGTGGCCGTCTTGCTGTGACGCCTGAAGGCGCAGCAAAGCTTGGCGTTGACGCAAATAAACTTACCTTAATTGATGAAGAAGGTTTTAGTCGAAATGATTTTTCTGACTTAGCTGGCATTGTTCCAGAAGTTTTAGGCGGTATTGCTGGCGCAATAACTGGTCAAGCGCTAATTCCTATACCAATTTTAGGCGCTGCAATAGGCGCTGGCGTTGGCGCAGGTGGTGGTCAAGGTGCGGAAGAAATATTTGAGGCTATTCGCGGCACTCAAACGCAATCAGATGAAGAAGTTCTGTCTGATGTGGCTACAGAGGCCACGATAGGTTTCTTGGCTGACGCTACTTTTGGTTTGCTTGGTGGTGCCGTTAGAGGCTTAAAGGGTGGCATGAAGCCAGGTAAAGGGCTGACTGATGAAGAGCTTAAAGTAGCTGGTGAGTCTCTGGAGATGGGCATAACACCAACTCTCTCAGCCGTTAAGGCTCCTTCTGTTATCGCTCGACAGCAAGGCATTACCGAAAAAGTATTTGGTACATCAGACAGGCTAAAGCGTAACAACGATGTTATGCAAGAAACTCTTGCGTCATTGCGGGCTAGGGTTGGTTCAGGAACAGATGAAGAAGTTGGCGACATTCTTATGAACGCCACAGGTAAAGAAGCGCAGTCTTTAAAGCAATTAGAAAGAGAGGCGCAAGAAAGTATTATACAAACCCTTGATGATCTAGCAAAAGACATAGGCGCGGCTACAGAAAAAAATTTAAACCTTGAAGATGAGACATTCCAAATATTGGCTAATGCACAAAAGGCATTTGATGATCAAATGACTGCATTGTTTAAGCCGATTGACGATGCTCTAGAGTCAAGCGTTGGAACGACAAAAATAATTCCTGTGCCAAGGGTAAAGCAGTTAGCTGATGAGGCAAAGAAGCTAGAAGCTTCAGGCTTGGCTGGCGGAACTAAACCTAATTTGCAAAGCGCAATACAGGCGATTAACACATTAAAATCAACAGACTCATTCCAGCAGATTTATACAACGCGCAAAACTTTAAATGATATTTTGGCAAGGTCGAGAGGAACCGAAGCAAAATATATTTCTGACATGATAAATTCCTTAGACAGCGCTTTGTCTGCTGGAAGCATTGATGACATAATAAGAACGTCAGGAAAATCTATTGGTGCTGACGGCGCTGAGACGCTGCGTAGAGCGTCTGACAGGCTTGACACTGCTCGTGGTATGTACAAAAAGGGAGCGTCAATATTTGACGATCTTGAAAGTGCTGGTGTCATTAAGCGTCTGCGTGAAAAAACAAAACAAGGTCAGGCTATAGGGATTGATGATGTTCGTATGGACAAGATCATTAAGAACGATAAGCCAAAAGTTCTTGACCGCACCTTGAAGGCTGTCCGTTATTCTGCTGGAGGGACTGGCCGACAAGCCGATCAGGCAGCCGAACAATTCCGTCAAAAACTGGCTGGCGAATGGTTGCGTGACACATTAAACAAGTCTGGCATAAGTTCATTAGATAATTATGCCCCAGAGACATTTAAGGGAGCGGCCTTTGCTAAAGCCGTAAAAGATCTCGGCAGAACAGCAGACACGCTTTTTGGAAAAGATGCTTCTAAAATCAAACAGTTGGCCAATCAAATTGACAGAACGTCTTTGTCTAACATGGATCAGGCGGCAGTCAACCAACTTATAAAAGAAGGTGGTGACGGAAATTTAGTTGGATCATTGCAGAACTTGGTTAACGCGCAGAAAGAAATCTTTGAGGCGAACAAAAGTTCTGCTTTCAAAAAGCTTTCATCTGGTCAATTAAATCAAATTGAAGCAGCGGAACTTATCGCTCACAGATCAACCACAGCCTCTGACATAGAAAAAATTGTAAAGAGTTTTGCTGATGACCCAGAGGCTTTGGCAAAAATTCAAGGCAATTATATGGAAAAATTAATTGCAGACTTTGGAGACACTTTAACCACTGACGGTAAGTCTTTAGGAGCATTTGCAAAACGGTTACTTGATGCTAACGAAGGTGGTAAGTTGACCGCCATATTTGGCAAAGAGACTGGCGAAGAAATGGCAAAGTTTGCAAAGATATTAGAGTTCAATGCAAGAACTGCGGCTGGCGGGGATCTTGTGGCTGCTAATATAGCGGCAAGCCCTATTCAAAATTTAGGCAAGCTGGCTAAATTTACTATTATCGGTAAGGTGCTTTCTTCCGGTGGTTATTATGATGATATTATGAAGCAGTATAAAAAACAAATTGTTGGTGAGTCTCCTGAGCAAAGATCAAGAATACTTGGAAGACTTATGGCGCAATCTTTCACTAACGCCTCAATACAAACACCTCCGCAATTGGTTCAAGAAAGCGTTAACGAGGCAGAGCGCCAGATTAGTTCTGTTATTGATAATTCAGGAGTAGGCGCACAATTATCCGCAATTCAGAGTCAAATGTCAGCGCCAAGTTCATCTTCTGCGCTTAGTGGCGTTAACCCCGTGCCGCCAATGCCAACGCCTTCTGGCGGGCAATCTGTAAGGCAGCAGGCAGCTCAAAGCCCAGCCGTTGCACAAGCGCTAGGAATTAATCCGGCTACAGCAACATTGCTTGGAACAGGACAACCGTAATCATGAACAAAGATCAGTTAAGAGAAGAACTCGCAGAAGACGAGGGCTGTAAGTATTTGATTTATTTAGATCATTTAAATTTGCCCACGTTTGGAATCGGTCATTTGATTAAAGAGCATGACCCAGAGTATGGGGAACCCGTAGGTACAGAGGTGTCGGAAGATAGGGTTCGTCAAGTGTTCAGCTTAGACATTGCAGTCACTATCGAAGACTGCCAACGTCTATGCAGTAATGTCGGAGTGGACTTCAACGAGCTTGACCTGAAGTATCCTGACGCGGCTCTTGCGTTATGCAACATGACATTCAATCTGGGCTATCCGCGCTTTAACAAATTCAAGCGTATGTGGGCGGCGGTAGCTGAGGCTATGGAAGACCCAAAGGCGTGGCTAGAAGTGGCCGCACAGGCGGAAGACAGCCGCTGGTTTGATCAAGTACCGAACCGTGCCAAAAGACTTACTGCAAGGTTCAGAGCGCTGGCTGATGAGTAAAAGCCCGTGTGTCGGAGTGTGTGTTCTAGATAAAGAGCGGGTAAGATGTATCGGGTGTGGCCGCACCATCGAGGAGATAATTGACTGTGGGAAAAAATCAAAAACCTGAAAATTATTACAAGCACTGCCCCCGTTGTGGAAATAAATTACGAACAATTGTTGTACATGGGCATGAACAATGTTTAGAGTGTGACCAGGTTATTTATGATTGTTGTCAAGGGGAAGTATGCGACAGCAGCAATTCACAGCAGTAGCCACAGGAGACATCGGGGAGCATATATGTGCGCTTCGGCTGCTCAAGATGCACGTTCCGTGCAGCATAATCAACTTAGGCACAAGCGACATTGTAGCTGAGTATGAAGGCCGTATGTGGCGCATACAGGTAAAGTCAAGTGTCCTAAAGAGCAGAGGCTCTGATCGTCCCGATTATGGATATCAATTCATGACGAGCAAGGGGGGTAAAAAAACCCCTCTTACTGAAGATGATTGTGACATTGTTGCGATGGTGGCTATTGATTTGGAGCGTGTATGGTTTGCTCCAGTGCATAAATTGCGCAACAGTGTAAGCAAAAGAAAAACGGTGGGCAGCTTTGCTGAAGGCGTAACAGAAGAAACGTGGCGCGATACTATGAGTTACTTTGGCTTTTAGTTGCGTTGTTTATCTCTAGCTT